GGGGGGGGGGGGGGGGGGGGGGGGGCGGGCGGGGTCAGTCGCTGCCCGTTCACCACCGGGAAAGGCCAGGGCCAGGGCATCACGTCTGCACCTGTCGGGCCTCCTGTCGGCCTCGCTCGATTAGTGCGCGGGCCTCGGCGTGGTCGTCTATGCGTTCGGCCTCTAGCATCACCCGGATAGCCTGCGCTCGTGCTGCTGAGCTGGCGGGCGTGGTGGCGCGTTCGTACCTGTACCCGGCTTGGATATATTCGTTTTCTGCGTGTTTCACTGCATGGCCTCCCAGGTGCAGCCGAAAACTGCGGGGAAATACTCGCGGCCGTCCTCGGTCCATACGCGGCCAGTGCTGGCGGCGTGGTGTGGTGCTCGGCCTCCAATAATGGCGAGATGCTCGCCGCGGAAACTTTCCAGGGTCTGCCCTCGCTCCACTGGCTGCGCGGTGCGCACGTTCTTCAGGTAGTGGGCGCGTCCGGTGTGGTCTGTGCTGGTTATCACGTTGTTTGCTCCTGTGGTCGGGACAATTCCCGGTCAAGCCCTCGGGGTGCAAGGGCTTGCCCTGGCACTGTCATGCACTGTAAATCGGGATTACTTTACGGGCGCGTGCGTCTGCTTGTCGGGCCTTCGTGCCGTGTGCGCGAAACCCGATAATCTGGCGGCGGTCTGCCTTCTGGCAAAGCTGGCAAAGCGCGCACGTCATGCCCTCGGTAGTCTGCGCGGGGCAAACCAGGACCGGCCTGCCCTCGGGCGTGGTGGTGTGTTTCGGGGTGTCCATGGGCACAATGCAAACGGTAGGCAAACCCTGCGCGGCGTATCTGTCGGCCTCGCCTGCATCGTCTGCGCTGACGTTTACGGTAAACCCCCAGGCGGTAGCGTGGCGCGCCCAGGTCAGGGCCTCGGGGCTTTTCTTGTGGGTGTATGTGAAACCCTTGCGCCCTCGGTTGGCTCTGACAATCTGGCCCAGGGCGTAGGCGTCCACCTGTTCGCCCTGTCCCGGTAGGTCGCCTGCGACATTCGCGCGCCACAATTGGCCCTTCGGCAGTCGGTTAATCGCGCGCACCAGTCCATCAAGGTCGGTCCCTCGCTGGTCTACCTTGTCCCAGTTTAGGCGGGTGTGAAATGCCTCGGCATAGCATGAGCTCCGAAAATGCGGGCAGCTCGGCGGGCAGCTCTCGCGGCTGGTGTAGGTCTGCGGGATGGGTCCGGTCTTGCGGTTGCTGCTGGCTTGGATAAAGTGGTATTTCATGGCGTCTCGTCCTGGGTTTCGTGGCTGTATTGCAGCTCGTCTGCGGCTTTGTTGCGGGTCCATTGGTCGGCGAGCGGGTCGCGCAGTGTCTTAATGGCCCAGGCGATAGCCTCGCCCAGTTCCATGGGCTGCGGGTCGCCCTCGCTGTCCGGGTGCGGGAGTGCGGGGTTCACTGTGAAGTATTGGCGGTTCATGCTGTCACCCTGCGGAAAAATTCGGCGGCGCTTACTTCCTTGGTCGGCTTAAATGCTTGCTCGCCTGGGTCCAGTTTGCGGGCCTTGCTGAGTGCCCGGGCGGGTAGCCTGTAGGTCGTGCCGTGGTGCTCGACAATCCAGCCGCGCGCGCGTCCTGCGGGGGCCTTCAAGGTGTATTCCTCGCGTCCATACTCCACGCGGTCCCCTGTTTGCCATACGGTGCGGGTTTTCTTGGCGGCTTGGTGCTCGCGGCATTTTTGGCGCCAGCGTGCGGCCTGTTCCCGTGGTTCTGGTGCTAGGCGGTCCAGCATGTCCAGCATCTTGATCGGTGCATCGTAGTAATACGGGTGCGCGTCCTCGGTGATCTCCTTATAGCCGAAAAACCCGGCGCGCCTGCTGGTCAGACAAACCAGCCCGAAATATCGGCGCGGGCCTGTTTCGGGGTCATGCCATGCGATGGCGTAAACGGCTGCGCCTCGCTCGGTCATGTACTCGAAACCCCAGGCGCGCGGGTTGTCCGGCGTGGCGGCTTGGCTTAATTCCTCGCGGACCATTTCGGCGCGGGTCTTGTGCGGTGTGTCGTGTATTTCAGTCCAGCCCATGATTACTCCATGTCAGGGAAAAATGTGATGTTGTGAATTTCTGCTGCGGGGTATGCGTTGCGCGCCTGTTCTTCGGCGTGGTCGTCATCCTCTGCAAAGCAGTCAAAAACAACGGTAAAACGGTCTCCTGCTTCTTCGGCCAGGGTCACGCGGTAGGGGATCAGGTTCGGGTTTTCGGTCAATACCTGCGCGGGTGTTTTCACGGTGGCGGCTCCTGGTTTAGTGGGTTTTGCGTGCGGTTACGCGGCATGTGGTGCTGGCTTCGCTGGTGGTGGTGTATGCGCGGACCAGCTGCGGGCTGGCTTTGAGGCGCTTTGCGATTGCTGCCCAGTTCACGGTTTCGCGGGTGCTGGTGCTGAATGTTGCGCGGTACTGGTGGCCGTCGATTTCTTTTAATCCGGCCTCCTCCAGTTCTGCGCGGATTCGGTCAAATTCGGTTTGCAGTTCTGCCTGTGCTGCTTTGATTTGGCCCAGGCGGTCTACCTGTTCGGCCAGGGTGGGCGCTGTGCGTGCGGGCGGTGTGGCCAGGATTGCGCGGGCGAAGTTGTGAAGGTCTGCGTTGTTCATGGTGTCGGGTTCCTTTGGTTGGTCAGTATTGGCGCAGGGGCTGCCAGTGCTTGGCGATGAATTCGGCGGCGTCCTGGTACTTGATAACGGGCGCGTCATGCATGGCCCAGGCGGGGCGGTGGCTGAGTGCTTCGGCCATGTCGCGGGCTTCGTACCCTGTCCCGGCGTGCTTGCAAGGCTTATGCACTGTGGAAAAAACGGGGCCGCGCAGGCGGTCGGCTTGGCAATAGCCCAGGCGCTGCCCGTCTGTGATCCAAAAATAGGTGCTCGGCTCGTCCGGGATCAGTACGGCATATCCGGCTAGCTTGGCGTCCTTAATCATTTCCTCCAGTGGCGTCATGCTTGGCCCCCTGTGGTCTTGCTGGCGATAAATCGGCCCTTGCGGGTAATGGTGGCGGCGGGGTAGCACGCTGCCCATTGCAGTGCGGCGCGAAGCGTGAGCGTGTGGTGTTGGCGCTTGAATCCTTCGCCCTGGATGGTGTACCCGATAGCGCGGGCGGCTGCGGTTCTGAGTTTGTCGGCTGTGGTCATGGTGTCGGGCTTTCAGAAAATCGAGATAAGGCGGTCGGCATTGACGTTTTCGAGCGGGTCCGGGTCTCCTGCTTCGATGTTGTCATGGTCCCTTAGAGTCACGTCAATCGGCGGGGTGTCGGGTTCGCTGTCTACGATGCGCACGGCGTGCAGTGCGCCCTTCCTGATTTCAATGACTAGATGAATGGGTGCGGTCATGGTGCGGGGCTCCTGTGGTCAGTTGTTGAGGGCGTTGGCTGCTTCGTCGATGCTGGCGGCGTAAAAGCCGACAATCCCGGGCTTTGCGGTTGAGCGGCTGCCGGTGTTCAGGGAAACCCAAAAGGCGCGCGGGCCTTGTAGCCCTGTGGGCGTTGCGGTCCATCGTGCGCCGGTTTGCTCTGTAATCGTCATGTTGTCTGCTCCTGTGTGTTAGGTTGTAGGCGTCCTGCCTGTTAGTAATTATCGGGTCTGTGCGGTGCTGGTCAATACCCTGTGACCGAGTATTTTTTTATGGCGATTGGAAAACCGATAGGCGGGGGCTATCGTCCCAGGCCCGAAGGGCTGCGGCTCTGGTGCTGCTCCGTGTAGTGTGTCTACCCTGTTGGGGTGTTCGGTCTGCTGCGCGTTTCCGGGTTGCTGCCGGGCGCTGGTCGGTGCTGTGCCTGCGGTGGTGTGGAGTATCGGCAAGGGATGCGCGCGGGTGTTCAATAGCCGAAGGCTTGCGGCTCCCCTGCTGTTCCCCTATCATCCGCCCCTATGGAAAAGACAAAACCCGTAAAGAAGCTAACCCGTGCCCAGATAGCTGAGGGACTGGATACTGTGCCCGTCTCGCATATCTTGGGCAAAGGCGCTGCGCGAGAATTGACCGCAAAGCAAAGAAAATTTGCCCTTGAAGTGGCGAAGGGGTCAACGAAAGCTGACGCTTACCGGGCTGCATACGATGTGACCAGCAAACACACAATGGCCAGCAAACCGTATCACCTTGCCAACGATGACAGAGTGAAGGCAGAAATTGAGGCTTACAGACTGGCTTTAGAGACCGCGGAACATAGAACCCCGGCTGCCTTGCGGTCCTTAGTAATACAAACCCTGGCGCAAGTGCTCATTGACCCTGAGGCAAAGCAGGCGGTCAAGGTCCAAGCGGCGAAGGTGCTTGGGACCGTTACCGAAGTGGCGGCCTTCACCGAAAGAAAAGAAGTGCGGACCATAACCAGCAGCGAAGATGCCCGCGCGCAGCTTATGGCACAGATCAGGGAATTGACGAAGGCCCA